GTACTACGGACTGACTTCCCAGGGCTATGAGAACTTATCCATGACTATGGGTGAAGTGACCAGGTATTTAGAGCAAATCCTCCATATTGTAGGTTACTATAGGGAAATGGATGAAGAAGAAGAGGACACCAAATAAATGTCATTAGCAAAATACATTCTCAGACCAGGAATCAACCGGGAAGGAACCGATTACAGCAACGAAGGCGGTTGGTATGATGCCAACCTGATACGCTTTCGCAAAGGCTTGCCGGAGAAAATAGGCGGCTGGGAAAAGGCCACCGTAAATACTTACTTGGGGACCGGCAGGGCGCTTCATGGCTGGGTCAATTTAGCCGCCACCAAACTTTTGGGAGTGGGAACAACTTACAAATATTACATAGAGTCCGGAAACGCTTTTAATGACGTGACCCCAATCCGGGTCACCACATCTGCTGGTGATGTAACGTTTTCCGCCACCAATGGCGATGCAACCCTTACTGTTACAGATGCTTCGCATGGCGCAGTAAAAAATGATTTCGTTACTTTTAGTGGTGCCGCTACTCTAGGTGGTTTAATTACAGCCGATGTATTAAACCAGGAATACCAGATAGCTACCATTGTCAATACCAATAGTTATACCGTTGAGGCCAAGGACACAGATGGGGACACAGTTACCGCAAATAGCAGTGACAGCGGCAATGGTGGATCCAGTGTAGTGGGTGCTTATCAGATCAATGTAGGACTGGATGTGTATGTTCCTTCTTCTGGATGGGGAGCCAATGCATGGGGGGATGGTGGTTGGGGTTCTATTGCCACAATTTCAGACACCAATCAGTTGCGTACATGGACTCACGATAATTTTGGCGAAGACGAGGTAATGAATCCACGCGCAGGCGGCATTTATTATTGGGATAACACCAATGGTTTAAGCACCAGAGCTGTTTCATTTTCTGATTTGTCAGGGGCAAATCTTCCGCCAACCAAGGCGTTTCAGATTCTGGTCAGCGACATTGACCGCCATATCATTTGTTTTGGCGCAGATCCCTTGAATGATGGGGGAACCGCCAGGACGGGATCAATCGATCCCATGTTTATCTGTTGGTGTGATCAGGAAAATGCACCCGAATGGGAGCCAAAACTTACCAACACAGCCGGATCCTTTAGGCTTTCTTCAGGCTCTTTGATCGTTGGTGCGATAAGAGCGCGTCAGGAAACTCTGGTATGGACAGACACAGCGCTTTATTCCATGGCGTTTGTGGGATCTCCTTACACTTTCAGCAACAATCTTATTAATGAAGGGGTGGGGCTTATCGGTCCTAATGCTGCCATTAACTCGCCTCAAGGAATATTCTGGATGGATCTCAAAGGATTCTATTCTTATAACGGGTCAGTTGCTCCAGTCCCTTCTTCGGTTCATTATTATGTATTTAACGACATCAATCTTACACAGGCCTATAAAGTATTCGGTTTTTTAAACAAGTCCTTTGATGAAGTGGGTTGGTTTTATCCATCAAGCAGTTCAACCGAGATAGACAGATATGTCATTTACAACTACGTTGACAACACCTGGTCAATCGGCCAACTAGAACGACATGCGTGGCTTGACGAGGGGATCGAGGATTATCCGAGGGCTACCGGGACCGACACCAACAACTACCTTTACAAACAAGAAACGGGTTACGACGCAGATGGTTCGCCCATGGACAATGTTTATGTAGAATCGAGTAGCCTGGATATTGAAGAAGGCGAACAGTTCAGCTTTGTCAATCGGATTATCCCGGACATAAAATTCACCGGATCGAATGCAAATGCGGCTATGAATGTGGTGCTGAAGAAGCGCAACTGGCCGGCAGAAAGTTTAAGCACATCTTCCACGACATCGATAACATCTTCAACCACCAAAATAAACACAAGAGCAAGGGGACGCCAGATGGTTCTGCGGTTTGAATCCGATGACGACAACTCTTCAGGTCTTCGTTCCGGGCTTGGGTTCCGAGTCGGCGCAACACGCATGGATATTAAGATTAATGGTAGGCGTTGATGGCCAGACTGCTTGAAACACAGCTTCCAAATGCTTTGACAGAAGTTTCTCCTGATCTTTACAACAGGATGATCCGCATTTTACAGCTGAACCTGGGTTCTTTTGACCCCACGGAAACGCCCCAATACACGCTGACCACCATGAACCAGAACCAGTTCAATGCAGGCGATGTCATCTGGAATCTCAATGCCAAGAGCCTGCAGGTCTACGATGGCGCCAAGTGGAATGATATTTATTCAGGATCTGACAACGGATTGAGCGCAACCGGAGCTGTTGGCACACTGTCGATCAGCACCAATGGAGCGATATCAATTGATTTGTAGGGGGGAAAATAAAAATATATACTGTAGTGAATCGACGATGGGGTCTTCACAGCCGTGAACACGAGAGGATTAACGGCTAGTGATAAATTTTGAATTAAAAGATTTGGTTAACAAGTTGGGCGTTACGCCTACCAAAGATGCTGAGGATAAAATTTTGTCCATGGATTCTGATGCCCTAGCAGACCTTGTTGAAATCATTAGGCGCGAAGATATCCCAGAAGGCACCTCAATTCAAGCTGCAATGGCAGCTGCTCCGGCAGCTCCTAGTGGCGGCTTTACCGAAGAGATGTATCAAGCAAGTTTGAGTGAGAGAGAAAGAGGGCTCATACCATGGAAAACGAAGTCTAAACAAGCTAAAAAAGAGAAACTTGCACGCATGATGGATACTGCCGCAGAGGTTTATTCCGAATCAGAAACAGGTTTAGGCTTAAAAAATTTCGGATCAGACGTTGATCCGATAGAGGGAGGCATGTTGGCCAAAGGAGAAATAATAAAGGCGAGGCCGTTTGCATCCACTGGCATGCCAGCAAGCTCCAGTTCTCTTGACCCGGTTTCGTTTGATGACTTGATTTATAAAGCAGGTAATTTTAAGGACGGCGGTATTGCCAGCTTTCAAGGTGGGGGAGGCGTCCTTAATCCATATGCAAATTATGGCAGCTATAGCAACATATATGGAGGCTATGGATATCCTCAAGCAAACGTTCCTGCCGGCAGCGACCCGATGGAATCTATCATGGTCGATCCGAAAGCAGCACAGATGGCTTCTTACATGTATTATCCAACGGAACCAACCCGTTCTTACAATCAGTTGGCTTATCAATCAGCCATGGCAAGAGGGTTGCAATCATCCCCGTTCACTCCATTTTCGGCGCCACAACCTGAACAGCTAATTCCAAATATGGCACCACAGTTGATGCCTGGAATGCAATACGCTAATTATCCATCTTCATATGGAGGCTACGGAGGCATAGGAAGTTTGTATGGAGGTTACGGCGGAGGTTATGGTGGAGGCTATGACGGCGGCTATGGCGGTTATGGAGGAGGCTATGACGGAGGTTACGGTGGCTACGGTGGCTATGGTGGTGGCTACGGTGGATATGGAAATTACGGCGGCATGGGCGGTTACGATCCGTTTAGAAGCGGCTATGGCGGTGGTTATGGCGGTGGCATGGGTGGTATCAGTAGTATTTATGGCAGTGGCGGCATGGGTCAATATGGTGGTTATGGAGGATATCAGCCAAACTACGATTTAGTCAGCCAGTTTTATGGCGGCCCAGGCATGGCGATGGCCCAACAAAGGCAGCCAGCAAACCCTTATCGAAGCCCGTATGGAGCCCCTATTGGAAGAGGCGGCGGCAGTGGGAGGCGTTTTGGAAACGCTTATCAGCCGGGAATAATGGAGTATGCAGGGGGAGGCATTATTAGTCTGGCTGAAGGTGGTTTATCTGCCAGAGAACAACGCATAAAAGAACGAGAAGAAAGAGATATAATACGCAAGGAAAAGGAACAAGGAATGCCATTATTTGGCGAGGAAGGTTTAATATTTGATCCTACCGATCCTTTGGACTATGCATTGATGGGCTTGTCAGCGGTTCCAGTTCCGGGCGCAAGAGTCGCAGCGGTTGGCATAAAAGGACTGTCCAAGGTCGCAAATTTTATCCTCAAACATGGAAGAGAAGCAGCATCTAAGGTTTTTTATGCCGATGAGATAGCTACTGCTGAAAGAGCAATAGCCAAAAAAGCAAGACAAGTAGCAGATAGGCAGCGTTTTGAAATGGGAAACCCTACCTATACAAGAAAAGAAATATTAAGAGGCGCAGAAACAAATAAGACAAGAGGTAGAAAAAGAAGAATAGAAGAAATGGAGCCTGAATTAGAGCCTGAATATTATCTTGAAGAAGAGTTCCCTGGTTCAGCCATAGGATATCCAAAAGAACTACCACTTAAATTTCAACAGGGAGGTTCCTATCCGCGCCTTAATGGGTTAACAATGGGGCCAGGTGGAGAAACTGGAGACGAGATTCCGGCAATGCTTTCAGACGGAGAGTTTGTCATGAACGCCCGAGGAA